CCCCTGTGTTATCGTTTGCACTTGTTCCTACGTTAATTGTTGTAATTGCCATTTTATTTATTTTAAATTAGTTTTATTTTATATCTTTTAAATTATAATCAACCATTGTTTCTACATCTTGTCCAAATGCTTTTAATAAATCTACATCTATGTATTTTTTATATCCTGCTTCAAATGGTTTAGTGAAAAATAAAGAAGGTTTAATTCCATTTAAAAATATGCTTCTTGCTATTGCGTATTGCAAACCTTTTCTTGATTGAAATTCTCCTTTTTCATTTCTTGGTGCAATACCTTTTCTTACCATCCATTTGTCAAATGCTTTAACAGGTGGCATTTTATTTTTATAACTATATGGTGTATTATATTTTTTAATCTTACCAGAAACTCCTTTATCTTGGTAAGCACCATATTCTGCCATTGTAAATCCAATTATACTAAATCCATTTTCAGTTACAACTTCACCTTTAATAGAATTATATAATTCTTTAGAACTATTCTTCCCACCTTTGGTTAAATTACTTCTTGATTGTTGGATAACATAATCTCTAAATTTCTTTAAAGTCTTTTCAACTTCTAACATTTGCTCATTTGATTTTGAATTATCATATCAAAAGTAACTGTAACTCCTGCCATTTTATTTTCAAATCTTTCTGTAAAAAATTCACAAGATGGTGTACCTGCTAATTCATAATCATCTCCAAATTTACCCATTCTTAAAACTTCCAAGAATCTATTAACTACCATTAGCTGCGTATTTAAAACATCTTGTTCATTGTCATTACCTAAAAACATATCAGTTGTTAATGATTTACTTTCATCAACTATATCCATACATAATATAGATACATTGTAACTCCAAGTAGAACCTAAATAAGTTGCTGAATTAATTATAATATGGCTTAAAGGAAAGATTGTAAGCTTGTTTAAATCAACTTTAAATATATCTCCAATAGTAACTGTATTTACAAATAAATCTTCCTTTAATTGGTTCTTAATTGCTTGTGTTATTTCGTAATAATGTGATGTCATCTATTCTGTCTTTTAATTAAATCAGCTTCTATTTTTTGTTTTTCTTTTTCGAATGTTAGGTATGTTAAACATTGATTAATTGGTAATCTTGTAACTTGGTCAAATCTGTTAAGGTCTCCTTGAGCAATAGCATAGATTGAACTATACCATCCCCATTTTTGTCCGAAGTTTGCTGTTGCAGAATATTCTGTACCTCCTTGTCCTTCTCCAAATAAGCTATCGTAGCTTTCAATAATTCGTTGCCTAAACTGTAAAAAAAAACAGTAGCACCTAAACAAACATCTAATGGTGCAAACTTCATTACTTCTGCATATGTTATTGAACCATTGTAATCTTCAATATCATACGTGCCATTTAAGCCTTTCTTTTTAATTGGTCGATACAATACTGCCATTGCTTTATGTATCTCATCCCAATCAGTTATATACGTGTCTAAATCTGTATATTCTCCAAATGTCATTTCATCTAAATTAGGAATAAAACCAAATTCAGTTCCACCCATTTTAAATGTAGGTATAAAAGAATGATTCTGGTTAAACATATTTCCAATAGATGTAGTAATATCATTTACATCTTTATATTTAATCTGTGCAACCTCTTTTAAATCTATTCCACAAAATACCTGTACCATCTTTTGATGCAGAAATTCTGAATCTTCATTGTCTTTAGCTATCTTTAAAAAAGCCTGATATTGTGAAAGTTTAATTTCACTTAATTTAGTTGGTATTGTTATTTCTAACTTCATTTGTTTATTTTTTTATAATAATAAAATAAAGTCATAATTGTATTAAACAAAAAAAAGCAACCATTTCTGATTGCTTTTTTCAACTATTAACTAACCTTAATTAAACTTCCTTTATATCTATTGCAAAGAATCTTCTTGTAAACATATCTTTGAATAGTGTAATTACCATCTGTTCGTTTTCTGCTATTATTTTAGCATACTCATAATCTTTTTCATTGTCGGCATATCTGTACCAGCCTTTAACTTCATATTGTTTCATAGTGTTTGTTTTAAGATTAAATATATTTTACAAATATAATACATTATTTTATCCTTTAAAGTTTATCATTGTTTTCATTATTGTTTTTAAAGAATCTACCGCCATTGTGTTTGCATTTATTAATGAATATCCCATATTTACAAATTCATCTTTTAATATTGAACCACAAATAGCTATTGTATTTGGATTATTGTCAGTTGCTATTTTTTCTGCTATTAAAAAAAGTAAATCTTTCATTTTGTTTAGTTTTTTAGTTGTTGTTATCTGAGTACAAATATACAACAGTTATTAACATTACAAAACTTTTTACAAATTTTAACAAAACTTTAACATTTATAAGATTAAATACATTTTACAAATACAATGCTTTTTGTAATTTATATTTTACTAATGTATCATATTCTATACAAATCTTTTATTTATGTATAGAATATAAAACATTTTATATATTACCTTTGATGTCAAGATAAACCCTAATTTTAAGTGTTATCCTACTGCAAAAGGTAAGCACTTGCAACTTTATACATTTCCTGCATCTTTCTAATTTCACCTATATTACGTGGCAAATTAATAACCACTTGTATATCTTTAACGTGATGTATATAACATTGTATAACTGCAATTATTTCCCCGTAGCTCATTAGTCAAGTATTTTGTTTCGTTTATTTGTCGCAAATATAGGATAAATGTGCGACAATATTAGTATATAAAATAATTTCCTTTGTTTGGATTCTCTAATTGATAACCTACTGCATATCTTAAAGCATCTATTAAATGGTTATGATTGTCAATAGGTGTATTTGATTTCTTTTCTAACCAGCAGTAGTTATTTAATTCCTTAATTAAGTTAATTGATTCTGGACTTATTATTAAATCATAATCTTGCAATAATGCTATTCCGTAAGTAACCGAACCTTGACCTTTAATTGCAGGTACTATATTTAAACCTGCCGATTGTAATTCAGATATTAGTCTTGGTTCGGCACTATCTGCTACTATTAAACTATCAATACAATGCTGCTTATTTAAAGCGTATATTTGAGACGTTGTTAATGATGGCAAATAAAATCTTTCATTAATGTAAATTCTTTTATTAGAACTATCTATATTGCATTCTACTAATGTACTTGGGTCATTACTAAAACCAAAATCTTGACCGAATACAGATTTAGAAACTTGTTCATACTTTCCAATAGTCCAGTTAGTAAATATAACCCCTTCAGCTTTATCTAACCATCCACCTAATATTTGATGTTTATACTTTTCAGGTCTCCTTAACTTTATATTTTCAATCTGATTGATAAATGATTCAGAAAGGTTTTCTATATTATCCTGATATGTTGTATGGATATAAGTTGTATCTCCTTTGATTAAATTACTTCCTGATTGTATTCCTTTATCTTCAAAGAATTTCTTATAAATGAAATGTTCTTTTGTTGCAGGATTTAAGACTAATAAAACTCTATTTTGTATTCCTTTAGTTCTTATACTAAAATCAATCTTTTCAAATATTTCTTCATCATTTAATTCTTCTGCTTCATCTAATACCCAAGTTGTAACTCCAGCTAATGATTTTAAACTTGCAGTTTGTGTTCCACTACTTGTTTTAATACCTTTAAAGAGTATTTTAGACCCTGTTTTTAGATTTACTATTTCATCCTTCGTAATATAAAATTCGTGGCTTAAATTAGCTGTTTCAATCTTATCTATAAATTCGGGAATAATAGAAACATTTGCAGATGTTAAAGTATATCTTGTAAATAATATAACGTGTCCAACTTCGTAAGTTAATAACAGAAGAAATGAGTTCAAAGAATATGATTTCCCTGAACCCCTTCCACCTGTAATTACAAAGTACCTACTATTACTTCCTAATAGATTATACTTTTCATTCAGATTTATTTCCAATTTTAAATATATCTTTTATGTTAAAATCATTTACATTATGTGTAGCTTCAATAATTTCTTTTGGCTTACCAAATATATGTTCAGCAATAAACAACTGCCCTCTTTGTGATTCCATTAGTGTAGATTTAACAAATGCTATCTTTGTTTCTTCTTCTGTATCTTTATTGTAAAGTTCACCTAATGCTTTTAAAAAGATATTGTTTACTTTCTGCTCATCTGCTTTTGGTTTACGTCCAGCATTTTTATTACCACCGTTGTATTTTCTTTTATCTTCCATATTCAAAAAAGTAATTATTATTGAATTAAAAATAAATAAAATCTATTATTGTTTATCTTTAAATCCTTTTTTCAATCTCATTAAATTATTTGCTCTTTCTTTTATTTGTTTAAATTCAGAATCAGTTACAATTCTTTCAGATAAACATTTATCACAATATAAATCTTGAGTATCACCTGTAGTTATTATTATACTGCACAAGTTACATAGTGTAGCACCTATTCCTCCGTTTAGTTTATGTATTGGTTTCATCATCATCGGTTTTATATTCCCAGAAGAATTCACATTCTAATCCTTTATTAGGAGGATACATAAACCAAGATTGTCTATACTTACTTGGTTGTGCTTTATATCTATAACATATAGAAGATAGTTCACAGTTTATTCCTCGACACATTGTTATATCTGGCATAGTTCTTTTTTTAGTTTAATAAAATCTTTGTTTGCTTCCCA